GATGGGTTACTAAATCAGGTAACAATGCTGATGGTTCAGGAACTTTTGGAAGAAAAGCACAAAGAAAAACTCTTGTACAACAATTAAAATCTGAGATAGACACTAACCAAGCAATAAGAGAAGATCAAAGAGGATTTAACGTAATTGCATGTCCGGGATATCCAGAAGCAATACAAAATATGATTAATTTAAACACTGATAGAAATCAGACAGCATTTATAATTGGTGATTCACCATTCAGATTAGCTGGTACAGCAACAGCAATTCAGGATTGGGCAAATAACTCAGCGGCGGCATCTGATAACGGTGAAGACGGATTAGTAAGTGCAAGTGATTACTTGGGCGTATTTTATCCATCAGGATTAACAACTGATAACAGCGGAACTTCAATTGTTGTTCCACCAAGTCACATGATGTTAAGAACACTAGCAAATAATGACAACGTGGCATATCCATGGTTTGCACCAGCTGGTACAAGACGTGGTGTTGTAGACAATGCAACAGCAGTTGGTTATATTGACACAAGTGAAGGTGAATTCAAAACAATATCTGTAACAGAATCAGTGAGAGATACGATGCATACAGTTAAAATTAATCCAATTACTTTCTTCTCAGGTGCAGGAATTGTTAACTTTGGTAACTTAACTAAAGTATCAGGAACTTCGGCATTAGATAGAATCAATGTTTCAAGACTAGCAGTCTACTTAAGAACACAATTAGATGCAGTTGCTAAACCATTTATTTTTGAACCAAACGATGAACTAACAAGAAACGAAATTAAACAAGCAATTGAATCGTTTTTGTTAGAACTAGTTGGACAAAGAGCATTATATGACTTCTTAGTAGTTTGTGATGATACAAACAACACACCTACTAGAATAGACAGAAATGAACTGTATGTGGATATAGCAGTTGAACCAGTTAAATCGGTTGAATTCATTTACATACCGTTAAGAATTAAAAATACAGGAGAAATAGCAAAATTAGGGAACTAATTTTTGGATAAATAGGAGAAACACATGGCAATATCAACATTATCAAAATTTACAGTACCTTTAGCAAACGATCAAAGTTCAGCATCACAAGGCTTATTGATGCCAAAACTACAATATCGTTTTAGAGCAATCCTTGAAAATTTTGGAGTATCAACACCAAGATCAGAATTAACAAAACAAGTAATGGATATTACAAGACCAAACTTAACGTTTGATCAAGTAACATTAGATGTTTACAACTCAAGAGTATATGTTGCAGGTAAACATACTTGGGAACCAATTACAGTCACTTTAAGAGATGACGTTAACAACTCAGTTACTAAACTAGTTGGTGAACAGATTCAAAAACAATTCGATTTCTTTGAACAAGCATCAGCGGCATCGGGTATTGATTACAAATTTGTTGCAAGAATTGAAATGCTTGACGGTGGTAACGGAGCAAGTGCACCAAATGTATTAGAAACATTTGAATTATATGGTGCATATGTTGAAAACGTTAACTACAACACACTAGCATACAACGTATCAGAACCTTCAACTATTACTATGTTAATAAGATATGACAACTGTATACAAACACCACAAGGCACAGGAATTGGTACAGCGGTAGCAAGAACTATTGGTACATTAAGTACAGGCGGTGGTTAATCAAATTTAGAGTAGCATTTATAATACAGGAAAAGCGTCTTTATAGGCGCTTTTTTTGTGGCTATAAATAACAGTATGCCAAAGATTAACCATTACTTACAAGCGTTCCAAAACAACCTACCAGGAATGAAAGACTTTAGACACGCATCACGATTATACCTAGATGACAATTATAAGTTGATGCCAAAACAGAAATTTCTGTTTCATGTGGTTTTCAACTTAGATGAAGAACTCCACATTACAAAATTTGCATCCAATGAAAGACATGAACTTAATATGCTGGTCAAGTCTTGTGATCTTCCGAGATACGGAATGAACCTGGAAGAAAAAATTCAATACAATAAAAAAATGTATTTGGCCACACGTATACAATATGAACCAGTAAACATAGTTTTTCACGACGATCATGCAGACACAGTAAACGCTTTTTGGAAAAAATATTATGAATATTATATTGCAGATTCTGTTTCTGTAAATTCTGACTTACAAATATCAAATCAAAAAGACAGTTATTATGATTCTAAAGAAAATTATACTAATACAAAATATGGTTTAGATACACCAGTACAAAGAAAAAAACCTTTTCTTAAAGGCATTGAAATCTTTGTATTGCACAAACAAAGATTTACATCAATGACTCTTGTAAACCCTGTAATTGGCTCTTTTGCTCACGACAATTTGGATCAAGCAGATGGTGGTGGTATATTATCAAACACAATGCAAGTTTTTTATGAAACTGTAGTATACAAATCAGGAATTATTAATAAAAATAACGTACCAGGTTTTGCAACAATACATTACGATCATGAACCGTCTCCATTGACTGTATTAGGTGGTGGAACAAATAGTATTTTTGGACCAGGAGGTATTGTTGATGGTATTGGATCAGTAATGAAAAATGTACAAAGTGGAAATATTTTAGGTGCAATATTAAGTGCATCAAACACATATAACAATGCTAAAAAAATGAAGAAAAAAGATGTTAAAGCAGAACTAAAAGGCATCGCAAAAAAAGGTATTTTAGAAGTTGGCAAACAAGCAGGTACAATATCAAATCCTATTAGTTCATTTTCAATTGGTGCGGCAGTGGCAGGTGGTGTTGCAATAGCAACTGCTAAAGGTATTGTTGATAATAAAAACAGAGCAAATAATACTGTCATAACAAATTCTGCAATCAATACAACTGATTTTCTTTCTGCAGACGAAGCATATAATCTTGTTACAACAGATTCTAATGTTAAAGACGAAATAGCATCTGGAATATATTACAAAGACATTGGTTCTAGAAAAGGATTAACAGTAGCTGAATCTGATGTTGAATATACTGCTTCAACAGATACAACTAAAACAGTTTATAGAAACAAAGCAATTACTGATATACGAAAACTTGTTACTGAAGGATATATAAAAATTGACAGACAAACACAAGATGTAAGCATAGCAACTGAAAAAGCAGGATTATAATGGCAGATTTTTACACAAACTTACCACCAAAAGAAAAAGACAATTTAGACAAAACAATTGACAAATTAACAAAAACACAATATGAAGAAGAGTATCAATTCAATGTTGGGGAGTATGATGCAACTATAGCTTTTTTTGTTAAAAGAGGCTTTCAACGAACTGCGGCAGAATCAACTGCTTACGTAATTTTATCTCAAGCAAAAATTGATAGCATAAAACCACAAGTAATACTTGACAAATTAACTTATGCTTCTCCAGCACAACTTTCTGAATTAATAACCATTGTACTAAACGCAAATAGATACAAATCCAGTAGGTTGGGTGTGAGACAAACGCTTATTACAAAAGAAACTGTGTCTAGAAATATAATAGACTAATGTTACCACGATTCGCTAGAGGAAAATTTACACCAAAACATCCAGACAAATATGTTGGATTAAAAACACCAACTTATAGGTCAAGTTGGGAACAAGCATTTATGAGATTATGTGATGAACATCCTAACGTTGCAAAATGGGCAAGTGAAAGTATTAAAATTCCTTACAGACATCCTTTCACTGGCAAGTATACTATATACGTTCCTGATTTTTTTGTTGTTTATAACGACAAAGAAGGACGTAAACACGCTGAAATGATTGAGGTTAAGCCAATGTCCCAGACAACATTAGAACGTGCTGGTAAAAGTATGGGAAAGAAAAAACAAGTTGTAATAAACATGGCTAAATGGGAGGCGGCAAACGCCTATGCCAAGCAAAATAGAATGCGGTTTAGAGTTGTATCAGAAGACCAATTATTTCATAACGGTAAACGTAAGTAAATAAAACAATGACAAAAAAATTGGAAGATATATTAAATTTACCAAATATTAAAGAAGAATTTAAAAAGGTAGATAAAAAAGAAAAAGAAAATGCTAATAACACAATTGGTAAATCAAAAAATTTAGATCCCGAAACACATAAAAATCTACAAAAAAGTTATGCTGAATTTGACAAAATTGCGGCCTCATTACCCCAAGTAAAAGGACTAGGAGATTTATCAGATTTAGAATTAGATAAACTGGCTGTTGAAGCTGAAGAAAGTTATAAGAATTTAATGGACTTAGGAATGAACGTAGACTCACGTTATTCAGGGCGTATTTTTGAAGTTGCAAGTACTATGTTACGTAATGCTATAGATGCAAAGGGTTCTAAAATAGACAAAAAACTTAAAATGGTTGAACTACAACTTAAGAAGCTCAAGATAGACAAAACAGGTGGAGACGACGTGGGTTCTGTTGAAGAAAGCGACGGCTTTGTTATATCCGATCGTAACGAATTAATGAAGAAACTACTTAAGAAAGACGACACCGAAGACAACAAGAAAGACTAAATAGTACTAATATGAGCACGTTTGCAAAATACTTAATAGAATCAACTAAGACTTATGAATATAAAGTCAAAATAGCGGGTGATATTGACAAAGACTTTGCAACACGTATGGAAACTTGCCTTCAAAAATTTGAAGTTGCTAAAATGTCAGCTGGAAAGAAAACACCAATACAATCACTTCCATTAGATTTTCCAGCATTAAGTAATGAATCTGTAACAATATTTGATGTAACAACAAATTATCCATCAGCAGTTAGAGAAATGCAAGAATACCTAGCAGATTATATGAAAATTTCTCCAGCAATGATTGTTGTAAGAAAACCGGGTGAACCAACAGAAGAATATCAAGAGCAAATGGCAGTTGCAGGCAAATCAGAATACAAAAACAAACTACAAGATATTGAAATGTCAGATGCACCTAAAGTAAATGCAGAAGATTTCCATTCTTCAAAAGCAAATATGAGCTTATTAAAAGAATTATTAAAAGATAGAGAACAAAACGATAATCCAAAAGAGAAAGAAAATGCTACAACTAAAGAAGATGCACCAGCAGATTCTCCTTTAACAAAAGCAACTAATCCACACCCAGACCCAAAGAGGAAATAATCATGGAAATGATTGATGTTTTAAAAAAATTACAAGAAATTGCAGAAACAAAACCTGAATTAGTTAAAGATGCTGTAGAAAGTGTTGAAAGAACAAATCCAAAAGAAATAAAAGAAAATGCTGTAGAAAGTGAAGCACCAATTCAAGAATTTCGAAACGTTGTTACTCCACGTGATGAAGCACATTATAGAGAATTAATGAAGCAACTCCAGGATGTAGATTTAGATCCTGCAACAAGATCTGATCCTGCTATGAAGGCAGAAGTACAAAAAAGACGATCAGAATTAAAAAACTGGGCAGAACAAAATTTAAAAACAGAAGCAGATAGACAACCTGGTGAACCTGGTGGAATGTCAGATATACATATTGGTGCACAAGAAGTTGTAGGTGAATTTGTTGATGATGATGGCAATTTAGTACAACCAAAAGCAGATGTATTAAAAGCAATGGCGGCAGATGCAAAACAATCACCTTTTCCAAAATCATATGAAATTGAAACAGCAATGAAAATGGTTGATGAAAAATTTGAAGATGACGGTTCACCTAAAGACGAAATGCCAGAACCAGATGAAGTAATGGCAAGTGCTGAGCCTCAAACAACCGAAACACCGGTGCAGGAAAAAACAATTGGTCAAGGACTACCTATAGGAACCAAAGCATTTTTAAATATGGGTTCAAAATTAGATATTAATTTTAGTAGAGACCAAGCATATATGGTGTCTGGTGTTTTAAACAGATTAGACCAAGATGCTTTATTAAAAGCAGTAGATGAATATAAATCACAAGAATTAGATCCTGATCAAGCAGAGAGTAAAGAACTAAATACAAATACAATGACAACAGAAGGTAAAAAACAAGTAAACGAAGCAAAAAAAGTAGACGAAGCAATAACAATGACTGCTGATTCACCAGAAGAAGCAGGTATGTTAATGCAGATGTTAAAATTAGCAGGTGTACAACAAGTAACACCTGATATGATTGGTGCTGAAGAACCAACAGCAGATAACGATGCAGATCACGATCACGATGGCGATGGACAACAAGACCATGCACCACAAGATTGTAACGTTTGTGCTTGTGACGATGCAATTGGTTCACAAGGAATGGGTCAAGTAAGAGATATTGTTACTGCACCCGACGATGAAAAAGCAGAAGAAACGTTTGCTAACGAACCTGATGAAAAAGTATCAGATGTTGACACACTAGTTAATGTTCATTCTGGTGGTTTAAACAAACAAAAACAACAAGTAAGAAAAGAATATCCAGGAGATAATCCACTTGCAGTAAAAGAAGATACAATTACTGAAGAAGATTTAGCAAATAGTTTTAGAGCACAATACGAAGACTTTAAAACATCATATCAAGAAGCGGCAAAAGTTACTGAAAAAAAAGCAAAACCAGACTTTTTAGATATGGATAAAGACGGCGATAAAAAAGAGCCGATGAAAAAAGCAATCTCTGATAAAAAATAAAAACAATCAAAAAATATGAGTGTAAACGGTAAAGTAAAATGGTTTAACGAAACTAAAGGTTTTGGTTTTATCGCTAGAGACGACAAAGAAAAAGATGTATTTGTTCATATATCAGCAGTTAGAACAGCTGGTATGGACGGCCTAAAAGAAGGTCAAAAAATAACATTTGATGTTGATATAGCGGCAAAAGGACCTTGTGCAGTTAACCTAGCAGAACCAGACATAAACAGTTAGTTTTCTTAACATATTAATAGTATTAAATAGTGTTACTATGGCGTATGTATCATTAGACTCTGAGCAAATTAAAAAAGCTCATAAGAAACACAAATATAATAAAACTCAGGTTGAACAACTTGAGAAGTGTATGGATTCTAAAACAGGACCTTTGTTTTTCATGGAGACATTTATGAGAATACAACATCCTACTAAAGGCGAAATGGCCTTTCACCCTTATCCTTATCAAAAAAGATTAATTGAAGCATACAATTCACACAGATTTTCGGTGTCAATGTTACCACGTCAAACAGGTAAAACTACCTGTGCATCAGGATACATTATTTGGTATGCTATGTTTCATCCAGATTCACAAATATTAATTGCGGCACACAAATACGCAGGTGCATCAGACATTATGTCAAGGGTGCGTTATGCTTATGAAATGTTACCTAGTTGGATTAAAGCAGGTGTAACGCAATATAATAGGAACTCTATAGAGTTTGATAATGGTTCCAAAATAATGGCAACTACTACAACTGAAAACACTGGACGGGGTTTGTCCTTAACAATGATATATTGTGATGAGTTTGCGTTCGTGCAACCACCAGAAAAAGCAAGAGAATTTTGGACTTCACTATCTCCTACATTGTCAACTGGAGGTAAATGTATGATTACTTCAACTCCAAACAGTGATGAAGATCAGTTTGCATTAATTTGGAAAGAGGCAAATAAAAAATTTGACGAATATGGCAATGATCAAATTGTAGGAACTAACGGTTTCTATGCCATGAAAGCACACTGGTCTGAACATCCTGAACGAGACGAAGAATGGGCAAATACAGAAAAAGCTAGAATAGGTGAAGAAAGATTTAGAAGGGAACACGAATGTGAATTTATAATCTTTGATGAAACTTTAATTAACAGTATAACCTTAGCAGAAATGGAAAGTACAGCACCAATAGAAAAAACAGGACAAGTACGTTGGTTTAAAAGGCCAACACCTGGAATGACTTACATGGTATCACTTGATCCAGCTATGGGAACAGGTGGAGACTATGCGGCAATACAAGTGTTTGAACTACCAACATTTGACCAAGTAGCAGAATGGCAACATAATACAACACCAATGAACCAACAAGTTAGAATATTACAGCAAATTAACAAACATATTCACGATTCTATAATAGAAAAAGATTCATCAGCAACACCACAAATTTTTTATTCAATGGAAAATAATACAATAGGTGAAGCGGCACTTATGAGAGTAATGGACATTGGCGAAGAAAACATTGTAGGTATGTTTTTGTCAGAGCCTATTAGAAAAGGACATAGAAGAAAATTTAGAAGAGGGTTCAATACTACTGCTAAATTTAAAATAGACGCTTGTACTAAATTTAAAGAACTTGTAGAAAGTGGCAAAATGAAAATTTGTTCTAACTTGCTTATATCTGAATTAAAAGATTTTGTTGCGACAGGAATGAGTTATAAAGGAAAACCTGGACAGCATGATGATCTAGTTAGTGCTTGTTTATTAATGACACGTATGATGAAAGTACTGGCAGATTTTGATCCTAAAATATTTGAAAGATGGACTGATAGAACTTCCGAATGGACCGCTCCAATGCCTATCTTTGCAAACCTATATGGATAATAAATACACTATATGAACCCAAAAACGTCACAAGACCTTTTTAACAAAATTAGATCACAGTTTTCTAACATACAAGTAGGAGACGAAAGTGGTGTTCCTACTGCTGACCCAAGCAGTGCAGTATTCTTTGAATTTGAATTTAAAGAAGATGCTGACACATACGGAGCAGTTAGTATATCATTAGCAGACGGTGAAAATATGAAAGTATTTTACAACCGTAATTTAGTAGACAAAATTGACGAAGATAGCAAAGACGAATGGTATGCATTTTTAAAAGAGTTAAAAGACTTTGCTGTAGAACATCAACTAGCATTTGATGTACGTGATATAACTAAATCGAACCTAACGAAGCAAGATTATCAAAATCTTGCAGATACGAACAAAACGGTAAATACTGACGAGATGTCGGAAGAATTAAACAGAATTACAAAATTAGCAGGCGTGGAAGAAGCACCAATAGATCGAGGAGCACCAGCCGACAAAGGAAGACCAGCTGATCCAGAAACAGGATTAACTGGCGGCGTGGCACCAACAACTATTGCAAAACAGTTTCCTGGCGTAGATGACAAATCATCATTAGTACGAGCAGTTACAAAAATGAAATCAGGAGAATCTAATTACACTCGTGATGAAATAACTGCGGCCGCTGATGCTTTTAAAGAAATACTTGCTAAAGATCCAAAAGAAACTTCAAGATTAATGACAATGCTTAAAGGGGTAGCACAAAAAGCAAATCCTTTTAATCATCCAGATGATTGGGTAGGACATGGAATGATGAAAAACAAAGACGCAAATGTCAAGGGTAAAGGAAGAGGAACTGATAGAAAAGGAACCGTATGGGGGACCGAATCAGTTGATGAACTAAACAAAATTACTAAACTAGCAGGTGTTGCAGAAAGCCTAACAGGCACAGCAAGAAGATCATACGAAGACTTAGAAAAAACAAGATTAATAGTTAGACACTCAGGCAAAGTAGATGAAGAAATTCCTGGTTCTAGATCAAGACACATTGAATCATTATACATTGAAAACGAAGATGGAGAAAG